AACAATCTCATTGTGTTTGTCCTTGTTTCATGCGACGATATAATTGTCGGCTGGGGTCAAAATTCTTGCTCCAGGTCAAAGATTCTGCCATAGCTGGTGCTAGTTTTTTCACAGGTCGATTCATCCCAGGCATTTTCATTACATTGGCATAGTTAAATCCTGCAGGCGCTGGTGCTGGTGTATTAACTGGGGACGGTGCTGTAGCGGGTGGTGTTGTTACAGCTGGTGCTGCTGTTGGATTTTTTTTGTATAAATCCAAAAGACGACGCTGTTCGGGAGCCATGTCTGTTACTTGCTTGACAATATTGTTGTTGTTGATCTGCAATTTTTGTGTGTTGAGTTTGCCAGCTGCCAGCGCAATTTGTTTTGGATCAAGAGGCAATTCAACTCTTTGACCATTCAACGTTCCTAGTCGAGCCCATTCTTTGGCTATTTCAGTTGCAATTTCATTTTCTACTTTTGCTATACTAGCAGTACCTTTATTTTGACCAGCTGCTATCTGGCCATACTTGCTGTACCGACCTTGCTGAGCAGCAGGAACGCCAGCCGTATCCAATATTTTGTTGGCAAAATATTCTGCGGTATTAAGCGGCAACTTTGCCACTCCTTTGGCCTGGTCAACTGCATAGTTTACCACTGGCTTGACTGTGTTAACTGCTCCTTTGGCAATATTGGTAGCAACACCCTTGAGTGGGCCTTCGTTTATGTTACGGCGTGCGATTTCATGTATCTGCATTTGTTCTTCTCACTGATCTAGCAAACTTGCCCGAGTCCCTGGTGCGGATGGCATTCAGCAATTTGCGTTGTAGATTCTCAGCTTGATCAGCTGGAAATTCTGTGTCAATTTGTTCTAGCAATCTAATAGCATTTGCAATAAGAGTAGCCGCACGATTTTCAATCAACAGGCGGCGATCACGCTCGATGTACAGATCGTCTAATTCTTCTAATAAACTGCGAGTGCGTTTTTGCATCTGCTCTTGGGCCTTTGAATTATTTATTTAAATTTACACATACAACTTGGTAATTAAATACCCTATGAACAACTACTTTTGCGTATTACCTTGGTACAGCCAAGAACTAGGGCACCAAAACACCCCATGTTGTTTGTTGCCAGAAAAATACAACATTGATCAAATAAAAAAAGATTTGCTTAATAACATTCCGACTGTGGCTTGCAAAAAATGCTGGGATATGGAATCTACAGGAAACAAAAGTCGACGTCAATTTGAGAATGAATTTTTAGATTATAAATTAGACAGAGATTTAGATAAGATTCAACAAGATTGTGCTGACTCTAATCATCAAACGTTACTGTATCAAATAACCACTAGCAATCTATGCAATCAGGCATGTGTCAGTTGTAACAGCAAATTATCATCCAAATGGGCACAAGTTGAAAAACGCATGAGCATAAGTCCCAATCCGCAATATCAAATTGATTTAGGCCATGCAAACATCAATTACAGTTCGGCCAAACGAATTTCGTTGTTGGGAGGCGAACCATTATTTGATCCCAAGACTTTTGAAATACTACAAAAACTGATTGACCATAATAACACCAGTTGTTTTATATCACTTGTGACCAATGGCAGCATCAATTTAATCTCTGAGCAAATCAACTTGCTAACGCAATTTACTGATCTAAATATTTGCATCAGTATTGACGGCATTGGTCCAGTATTTGAATACATGAGATGGCCTGGTAAGTGGAGTAATTTATTGGAAAATATTGAACAGTACAAATCTATTACAAAAAATATCAGCATCAGTTACACTATTAGTTCGCTTAATGCCATGTATTACAATTCGACCGTTGAATGGTTTAAGAAAAATAATTTAAAATACAATCACAATATTGTTTCGCGCCCAGTCTGGCTGTCATTGTCACAAATGCCTGTTGAATTTAAAAAACATCTGTCGTCATGCGGCGCAGATTTGATTGAAAGTTTTTGCAAAATTAAAGGTAACGAAATTGCATTGTCGGTAGTAGCTAAAAACGTTTTGGACCAAGACCGTGCCAAGAAAATAAACATCAAAGATTACCTGCCCGAAATATGGCAGTTGCTCAATCCTGATATTGCATAAAATCAAGCAATTCTGCAATTTCTGCAGGTGCATGATCAATGCTCCACAGTCTATCACTTTCCTTGAAATTATGTTTGTGTTCGTACTCAAATATAAATCTAGCCGCAGAAAAATATCTATTAGATGCAGACTGCAAATTCCAATATGCCTGGGCAAAATTCTGTTGTTTTTCAGACAACGTTACTTTAAACAACGATTTGCATATTTCCTGTAACTGGTCAATGTATCTCAATTGCCCATAATCTATTATGCAAGTGTTGTGTAATGTTGGACGCGGATCAATAACTGTATGAAGATCAAAATAGTTTTTGATGTACTCTAATGCATGATCTATAGACATACATTGTGTTCCGGGACCTAGTTTAAAAAACGCAGACTCTATGCAATCTAACACATGTGTCAACGGCACAATCCTAGCAATTGCTTTGTCAGGCCAATATTGCCGCAACAGTTGATAATTGCTACTGTGACATGTGATATATTCTTGGCCCTGATACATTGCAAACGCTTCGGGCACATGTAGATCATCATGTCCATCAAAATGAAACACTTCTGTGGGAATATTAGTACCTGCCAAATCTTGCCTGTAGTATGCAATTTCTGGATTGGTCAAGAGCTGTGCCAACCAACTTCCACTGCATCCTTCTCTATAGCTTATGATCATTTGTAATACTTTGCTACTTCAGGAAATACTGTTATTGTAGACTAGTCCGTGCTCAAAGAATTTACAAAAATCTGAGTTCATGACGTTTTAATTTTGCCCAGCAATTGCTTGAGTTTGGCGCTTTGTACATCTGCTGTGACCTTGGGTGCTTCTAACTCAAAACCTTCCTTGGCCTGTGGTCGCTCCCAAGGTACAGATTTGGCATCGTCTGCGGCGGCTGAACTAACTTGGCTTTTTGCTTTGATCGAGTCCATGATACTTGTACTGGGCTTTTTGCTAAACCCGTTTTCGTTGTCATCCCCGCCTTCGTCAGTAATACGCATGGTTTCAATGTTGTACTCCAAATCAATCTTTTGACCAACGCCGGTCGAGCTTCGAGACTTCATACACTGGATCTGATACTTGCCACGCTCTTTCATTGCACGACTTGTAAAGATACCAAACACATTATCTGCTGTGTTAATTTTAGAGATACCACCTGATATGTGTGAATGATCGAATTCAATTTCTTCCACCGCACTACGATTCAACTGTGACGCTGTGACCATTAGGATTCCTAACTCTTTGGCCAAGTTGCGCAGTTCTTCACTCACATACTTGTCTTTCACAAACAAGTCGTTGGGCGAAACTTTGGCGCTAACTGGCATGAGCAAGTCCAAGTAGTCAATCATCACAAAGTCTACCTTCTTGCCTGTTTGAATTTGATACTCTTTCAAATAAGCACGGATGTCGTTGATGTTTGATTGTGCTGGCAAGCCTTTTACTTGATAGTTGCCGGACTTCTTGGCCACCAGTTTGACCTTGAGCTCTGTGGTGTCAATGTCCTTGCGAATGTCTTTGGTGCTCATGTTGGTTAACATAGCATCAGTACGCAATGACGTAAGTTCTTCACTCAGTTCAAGTGTGATGTACACGCCACTGAGTCCTTGTTGCAACCAGTTCAGCGCGATATTCATCATCACCAAGCTCTTGCCTGAACCAGATCCACCTGCAAAGATGTTCAGCTCACCTCTGCTAAAACCACCATACAACAGTCGATCCAGCTGTGGCCAGCCTGTGCTTACTTGCCCACCCGAGTTAAAGTACTTCTCAATGCGACTTTTGGGATCAGCAAAGTAGTCTGTGCCCATGTCCTTGGTGAGCGATATCTGTACTGCATCTTTGATCAGCCTTTCAACAGGATCATAATCGCCTTTTTCCAACAAGTCTGCGGCTTTTAAAATAGCTCGTTCTAGTTCTTGACGCCGAGTAAATGCTTCAAACTCGCCCATGAACCAGTCAAAGTGTCCTTCGTTCAAGTCTGGCACAGCCTGCAATTTAACGCCAGTGGTGGCCGAGATTTGAGTGCGGTCTGGCAAGGTCTTGTGCTTGTCAGAATGTTCTTTAATAAATTCAGCAGCAGGCCTTAAACTTTTGTCAAAGTTCTGTGGGTTGTAGATGTTTTGTACACGCACATAGCTTTGTGCATCTTCTAACATCATTTCTAGAAATAGGCGTTGGACATCAAGTCCGTAATCTTTTAGCATGAATATAGTCCAAGTATAGTGTGAGTGCATCCAACACTTCAGTAGGTGTATCCGAATCAATTTGTTGTGTGTAACATTCTTTTAGTTTTGGCAGCAACGATTGTTCAAAAAAATAGTGATTGCCGGCTGGTCCATGATGCCCTTCTGGTCCGTCAAGATCTGCGGGTTTGTTTACCCCAATGTTTATGCCATAATATGTTTTGTCAAATAATATACACTTCTTGTGATCTTTGCAATAGGGTAAGACAAAATTGCTCGGTCCCCAACAATTATTTTTATCTAAATCCTTGCTCAAATTAACAATCAAATAGTTAGCATCGATACTATCTAACCATCGAGTAAGTAAAAATATCTGTCGTAATACATCTATTTCCAGCCAACTGCGATTGTGGTGTACAATTAACTGTTGGTCTTGACCATAGTTTTGCAAACAAACAAGTCCGTGATGAGCCTCAATATCGAACTGATCAACATTCCAAGTAGTAGTATCAATGTTGTGTCCCTGATATCCTGTATTTCTATGATTGTCAAAAATTGTAATACGCTCCAATGGAGGAATTCCTACAAATATCATGTCATGGTCCCAGTCAATCTCTTGAGACATTCCTATTAACAATTGCTGAACTGTTGCAAAACTATTTCCCAAACGGGAGCAATTAACAATTGTGCTTGCATTCAGTATTTTTGCAGCCAGCCCCCAAAAACTATCAGCAGGCTCTACACAAACATTAGGTGTAGTATAACTGTCGCCAAACACCCAAAGTTTATTGTAACTTTTTAACAAGTTGTTTCTTTCTTAATTCTATTTTGATCTTGCTAGTTTCTCTAGCTGCCATGATAGTTAACAGGGTGCCCACACGCCCTAACACAACCACAGCGTCGTTCACATCTTTACATTTTTCTGGCCACTCGGGTATACTTACTGCCCATCCCAGTTCTATAGCACGATCAATCAGTTCTATGCCTGCTAGGTCCTGATCTGGCACTACAGTTATGTCTCGTCCCAAGTTGCGTATCAGTCGAGCCTGTGCATCACTTACAGTATTGTGCATGACAGCCACACCGCCAATACTCAATGCATCAAAGATGCCTTCTGTTACAATTACATTGGTCCAGTTGGCATGCTGTAAGTCTGTGCCAAACACATAGCCTGGTTGACTGTCTGAAATAAACTTGGGTTGTTTGTTGTCTAAAAATCTACAGGTGAACCCTACAATTTTGTTTTCGTATGTGAATGGGATCACCACGTGCGGCCGTGTCCAATGAACACCATCATTCTCTATCTGTACCATAGCAGGAAAGTCTTCGGGCACATGTCTGCCGCGCACATATTCCCAATATGGCCCATGTTCGGGCATCAATAACTCAGCATGTGGTGGTAAGTCTCGTTCTTCAAATGTGATGCCGGCCAAGTGATTCCACGCCTGTTGTCGATCTTCTAGTATGCCATGTATGCTACGATGTCGCAGGCTTTCCAAATTGAGCATTTCAATTTCGTTGTCCGGCACACCCATCCAGCCAAGTAGTCTGCGAGCTTTGACACTTAGGGTACGGCCCATGATAAAACTGGCTGTGTATGAACAGTTAAAGCAATGATAGCTCCACCCTTGTTCAGTAGCTTTGAGTCCGGCGCGGCCTCTTGTGTCTCTAGTGCTGCCATTATGCTGACAGCAAACCGCATTGAAACTCAACCAACCTGATGGTGTGGGTTTTCTTTTTGCAGGTAGATACGCAAGGATGTCAAGCATCTATACAGTATAGCAGATCAGCTGGACTAAATCAACGATATTGGAGGTTGGTAATATAACCAGTTGAAATCAATACCTGGGCACAAACGGTGCCTTGATATTGCAATGGCAAGTATCCAGATCCGCCATTTGTGACAGTGATTGCACCAATTTGTCCATTGCCCACTGACGTCACAATGGCTTCGGCACCTGCACCGTCACCTAATATTTGTACTTTAGGCGGTGCCACATAGCCCTGCCCACTATTGGTAACATTGATAGCAGTGACTACTCCGTTAGTTACCACTGCTGTGGCTTGTGCTTGTGATCCTTGACTGTTGTTGAAGGCAGCACGAATTAATGGATGAAATCCCACCACGTTAAAATATTGGGTAGAAGTTTCGTTAAGAAATTGCTGACTACTAGTAACATCATACCAGACTGATTCGTAAGTTTCGGCAGCTTGGAATTTCACTGTGCCGGTAAAGTGATCCAAGTCCATTTTGACTGTGGTTAGACTTTGGCCATTTGTGGGCATGTGACTTGAAAAGAATTCTGTAAGTTGAGTAGTATTCACGGGTTGTGGGTACAATGCCCAGTCTGGCCAGTTTGTGGGACCTGGTACCAACTGTTGTGCTTTGCCGTAAATTGTGGGGATGGTCAACATTTCACTTGGCACAAATGCAGGCAGCACACTATTCACAATGTTGCAATCAGCTCTAGCACCTGAATTGGCATCCACATAAGCAGCCTGCACATAGTCGCCTGCTGTGCGTTGTATGCTGTAGCTGCCAGGCTGTGCTGTGATGTTAATAGTATCTTCGTTATCCAGCACCACTTTTACTCTGCCCAGGGTGGCGCTGAGTGTGACCATGGGTTTTTCGACCAGGAGCTGATCACCAGTTTGATTCATCAATCTAAACACAAAAGAGCTGCCTGTGATGTTTACAGGCTTTTCCTCTTGATTGATAAATTCAAACAGTAGAACATTGTCTACGCCTTTGTTAACGGTTAATTGCTTTGCATACACTGGGTCGTACCTCGCTGTGAAATATCCACCACTGGTGTCAACTAACAAGACTTTGGTAATTTGCTGGTATAAGTAAACGGTGGTTGAATACATAGGATCCTCGAACAATATTTATGGGTAATGATATCTTTCAAAAGCTGGCGGTGAAATATCCGTTTATAACTCTGTGCGTTTACGCCAATGAAGAATATGTGGGTGTAGTGCAAAACAAAGACGATGCTGTTACCACCATCTATGATTTTGGTGCTGTGCTAACACAAGATGCCAAGCTAGAATACCTGGAATTAGCAGCCACTTGGTGGTGGGAAAGCAATAGAAGCATACCTATAAACATCTTTTTGCGTGGTGAGTGGGACAAGTTTCGTCCCACCTTGCGCACATTTTCCAACAAAGATCTTGAAATTTTACACGGACCAGCTTGCAGTTTGATGGACATTGCTCGCAAGAAAACCAAGCGAAAATCAATCACGCTGGTGCGACGTCTTGATTGAGTAGATTCATGTGTAGGGCTACCAAAGCCGCGTAGGAAACTGCGTGGCTTTTCTTAAATGTATATCCGCGTGAGTCATCCCCGTTCCACACTTCGGCAAATACTTCTGCCCAAGGGCGGTTTTGTAAGTGTGCTTTGCCTGGGCGAATAACTGAAATAAACGCTGCCATTCTAGGTATGCTATCTGGTCGCATTGACGCCATTAAGTCTACATAATTGCCCACATGCACAAGTTGACTGGTCCAGGCAATATCAGTCCACAATCTCTGCCATGGCGGCGTTGCTGCCAGCATTTCAGCATAGTGTGCGGGATTACGGATCAATTGATACACACTCATGTTCAGCAAGTCTATCTTGAAGTATCCACGCTGTTCTGCTGACTCATAATCTATGGCTGCACAGCCATTGGGGATGTCTCGAGGAATGTCTGTGACATAGATACCTGAATTATGGCGTCGCACTTGACCTTGATGCAGTTGCCGTGCGGCAGTGTGCTGAATAAGTTTCAGCACAGCCGTTCTGTCCGGCACATCAACGTCAATGTCTGCGCTCATTTTGAATCAGTACCACAAAGTGCAGTTACAACTTGCAGTTTCTCTCGGGCCAGTTGAACTGCTGCTAAGGCATCTGCCACTGTGGGATGCTTGGCTGCCAAGGCAGCAATGCGCCATTCTTCATCACGCTTGGCTCGTGCCCAATCCAACAGGGTTTCGGCGTCTGATGAGAGTGAAATCATAGGATGTGATGAGTGAAGCTGTTGCCAGGAGTTGCCATCATTAATTTCCAAACAATTCATGCTGGCGCTCCACCGCACCATGCCTGCTCCGCTGGCACCTGGACTGATGTATGGATTGGTGTGCATACCGCCCGACACTTGAATGTATTTGCTGCCACTAATATTTCTAATCATAATGCTATTATAGCCACAAGGCCAATGTAAGTCAACTGATGCGCCATCTGATCCAAGCCCAAGTGTGCCCAAAAGCTGGGATTCTGAAGGTCTCGATTGCCCCAGTTCATCTTGGCCCAATCAATATGATAATGTAGCACAGCATCTATCACGCCCATTATTACACTGGCTGCCCAGTATGCAGGGCCTACCACCAGCCCAACGCAGACTGCTGTACCAATGCCTTGTTTGAGACTGTGACGCATGCCCAGCCAGTGACCGTAGATGCCTTTGTGATTGACCTCCGTCATATCTTGATCCACAAAGTCAATGTACCAGTGCTTGATCTGTAGGAGTATGAGTGTTAAAAATATCACTGTTGCCAAGTTACCAACCTGCCTTGCTCAATATGTCTTTTGCGTATTCCTGATCAGCAGGATAGTTGTGAAACTTCTTTTGCCACACATCTGAGTCAATGTAAGGCCACACCATGCTGATTTGATCAGGGGAGAGTTCACTCAAGAACTGTTGCCCTGACTCTGAATTGTAAATCACCCAAGGTGATATCCTGCCTGTTGTGACTGCATAGCACATGGCCGGAGTGCTGCCGTATCTCAAACAGTCCTGCGGTTGTGCTGAATTCTTTTCTGCCCAGTCCATTCCAAACTCCACTGCTCGTGCCAATGCATCGTTTACATTCTCCACAGGCAAATGCTGTATGAGATATTCTGTGTACAATTGATCACTTGCCCAACGATCAATTTTTTTGTTGTTCTTTAGCAACCACTCAAGAAACTGCTTGGGATTGATAGTTCTTGTGCTCACACAATAGCGGCCAAACTTCACAAACGCACGATAGTAAGGAGAGTCTGCAAAATCGTCAAAAGTCTTGAGTTTAGCCGATCCTTGACTCATCTCATAGAATCGTATGTAGGCTTGAAAGCCCAGTTCCACACCACGCTCCGCTCGTTCCTGTCTGCGCCGCTTGGGTTCACACACATGCACCGCCAAAGAAGTTTCTTTGATAAAATCTTTCTTGCAGTATTGGCATTGGGTCATTGTAGTATTTTATGCTCTTGTATGTAATTTGTCAAGAACTCATTGAGCTTTTGATGGTGGCCCACCGCTGGATGCGTCATATCTGGAGGAACATGCGGTGCGCCGGGCGGATACTTTTTAGGCTCTACTTCCTGGTCAGCTTGCCAGGCAGTTGCTCGCCATCGATATCCATCAACAATTTCCGGACAACAAAACAAACGTAATCTTGGATTGTCAAGGTGCTCGTGATACAGATTATCGGCCTGTTGAAACATCAACACTCGGTGTCCTCTGGATTTCAAACTGTCAATTGTGCTGAGCATACGATACATGAGGTCTTCGGTGCGGTCTAAAATGCTGTACACTTCAGTTTTGAGTTTGATATCCACAAACTGTTCAGACTCTTTTTTGTTCCATCCTGTTTGCCATCTGTAAGCAAACTCTTGATTTTGAGGATTTACCCATCGCCCTTCAAAGTCGTTTTCGGGTTCACAGATGGGTATTTCTAATCTACTAAGAAATGTCATGCCCAACACATACAAGGTTGGTGGTGCTGTGTAACTGTGTTTGAGAGTGGTTCGAAGTATTCGACTATTAGCACTACCACTAACAGCAATGCTGTGAGCAGTGGCTATGTCTAGCCTATGTGCTAGATCTTGCTGGCCATTGCCCAATGCATAAGAATGTGTATAACTGCATCCGTTTACAACCAATTGCTGTATCATTTTTCATTGCCGCTTGCACGATTGTATGCGTCAATTTCTTTCTGTGTTGTAATTGCTGCCATCACGTCTATCTCATCGTCCTTGTAATGTGGGTACATGGCTACCAATGCTTTGCGTTTGGCACTGGCACCAGCTTGTTTTTTCTTGGAGGCAATCCAGGGGTGGCGTTGAGATCCCAAGTCTGGACTCACACTGGTAGCCATAAGCCATTGTAGTTTTGGATGTTTACCTACATTGAAGAAATGTTTGTTCAGTCGTTCG